GTGAATAGGCTCACCCACCATCTCGGGCATGAGGGCATCATCTTCTGTGTAATAACCCGTGACTTCACGCTCTGGGAGATTGCTATGCTCAATGCGATGCGTCAGTGGATCGTAGTCAGGCGCTGCCTGATAGCCCACAGGATAAACCCCGTATTTAGCAAACACACCGTTGGGGATGTTCTTGGGGAATGAAACATTTGGATTGTCACGGCGAAGATCACCCGCAGTGTATGGGTACTGATTGACTTGACCGTTTGTAATTTTAACGAACATTGTGTTATTCCTTTCTGTTCGAGTTGGTTATTCTTGGACGCCGAGAGTGTAAGAGTAGATACTATCTGTTTGAAAATCTCCCAAATACATCTTTGTTCCATCGGGTTTGAAGAAAAGACCGCCCCTTAAAGAACCCCCTGAATTATTAATAAAAAAGTCCTTGATGTAAGACGCAGTTGAAACATCCCACGCTGTGCTTAGTTCGTATTCATAGACTTTATTATTAGTATCACCAAGAATATACATCTTGGTTCCATCATCTTTGAAGAATACCTCTTGTGGACTTGTATCTTGGGCAGCAACGCTAAAGTTTTGACTGTAGGTGGCGGTTCCAACATCCCACGCTGTGCTTAAATCGTATTCATTTACGTCATCACCTGAACTTCCTGAAACATACATTTTCGTGCCATCAGGTTTAAAGAAAACTCCTGTTGGACTGGCTACCTCAGTGCCAATAGTAATTGATGTGGCAAAAACAGCTGTAGATATATCCCAAGGACTAGATAGGCTGTAATAAAAAATGGTTTTAGTAAGCTGCTGACTGGCAACATACATTACTGTTCCATCAGGTTTAAAGAATAAACTTGCTGGATCACGAGTCTGAGAATAAACATTAAGAGCTTGCAAGAAGGATGCAGTGGATAAATCCCAAGCTGTGCTTAAATCATACTCATTTACCTCATCGCCAGCGGTTCCGCATATATACAGCTTAGTTCCGTCTGGCTTAAAGAAAATCCCTTCTATCGTTTGCTCTTGAGTACCCACATTGAACCCGCCGAGGGAGTATTGGTAGACAGTAGACGGTGCAGTAGCACCCACAACATACATATAGCCGCCATTAGCACCAATAAACAAACCCCTTGAGTTGCTGTCTTGTCCAGAAACAGAAAATGTTGTTGAAACAGTCGCAGTAGATATATCCCAAGCTGTGCTTAAATCGTATTCAGTAACATCGTCTCCAGTGTTCCCAAGCACAAACATTTTAGTGCCATCAGACTTAAACGATAAACCTTCTGGTGTTGATTCTTGAGCGCCAACACTAAGGTTCTGCAAAACGGATGCAGTGGTTACATCCCATGCCGTGCTAAGGTCGTATTCGTAGACACGATCTGTACTACTGTCTACTGTGTACATTTTTAAGCCATCGCTTCGGATAAATACGCCGTTGACTTGTGGTGTTACGGAGAGATTTTGTAAGTAACTTGCAGTAGAAACATCCCATGCTGTGCTTAAATCGTATTCATTCACCCTGTCGCTACTTGTTCCACTGATATACATTTTTGTTCCGTCTGTCTTGAAAAACACAGAGGAGGGCGAAGGTTCTTGAGAAGAAACACTAAAGTTTTGAACATATGTTGCGGATGATACTAGGAACGGTGTACTAAGTGTGTATTGGTTTACATCGTCCCCCGTCAACCCAACGATATACATCTTAGTTCCGTCAGGACTTAAAGATACACCCCTTGTACCTGTTTCTTGGGCAGCAACGCTAAAACTCTTGCTTAAATAAACGGCAGTAGAAAGATCCCACGCAAAAGGATCATCAAAGTAAGCATACGACAAGTCCCATGCGCCATCAGGGGCCGTACCAGCAGCAGCAGCTTGGCTCATTACTGTGTTAAGGTTACTCATGCTAATTCCTCCGCAGCTTTACGCCCGTAATACGTTGTACCACCATCTGTCGTTACAAGAGCATACAACTCTTTTGATGCTGAGGCTACTGGTGCTACACCGCCAGACCACTTCACTGAGCTAGGCCATGTGATAGCACTACCGTCACCGTTAATCTCTACAGAAAAACCTATGGCTTTACCCGATGCTGGTGCGTTAGTGAACGACACAGTTGTAGCACCACTAGGGGTGAAGCTGAATGTTGTACCTGTGGATAGGTCTAGGGTTTGTGTAGCTGCTGTTGTGGAGTATTGGTAAATAACTTTGTTAGTCCCGTCACCAACCCAAACTTTAGTTCCATCTGACTTTACAAAGAAACCCCACGGCTCTGGCTGGGAAGTAGGCGTTATCGTACTGCTAGAATTAAAAGTAGCCGTTGATATATCGTAACCAGTGGTAAGTGTGTATTTATGCAACCCATTTGTTTTACCTGAGATAAACATTACAGTACCATCAGAGTTAAACTGCACGTCTCTAGGGTTAGGTTCAACAGTCGTTATAATAAGGTTTCTAGTATAGGAGGCGGTAGAAACATCCCATGCAGTTCCTAGTGTATACTGGATAACATCGTCCTGTACTAAGCCCAAAGTATACATTTCTGTGCCGTCTGCACTAAAGGTTAAACCTGTTGGAGCAGTGTCTTGTGACGCAACACTAAAACTATCCACGAAGGAGACGCTGGTTAAACTCCAAGCGGTACTTAATGTATATTCATTTACGTCATCCCCAGCCGCACCCAGTAAGAACATTTTAGTTCCATCAGGCTTAAACCACACTGCACGAGGGGTTGTTTCTTGACTAGCAGTACTAAAAGACTGTGTAAAAGAGGCAGAAGATATATCGTATGCGGTACTTAGTGTGTACTCATTGATAGTGTAAGTTGAACCTGATGTACCAGTAGTAAACATCTTAGTGCCATCTGGCTTAAAGAATACATCAAGCGGAAGGATTGTCTGACCAGATACATCTAGGCTTACATTATCATAACTAGCACCAGCTAGGCTATACGCCTCACTCCCAGCAGTCTCAGTTCCACTCGTCTGTAAATACCTACCCGCTTGTAGGCCGTTCTTAATTACGAAGTTCTTGTCGTTTGCCATATACTTTCACCTTCCAGTATTAGCTAATGTTGTCTGCGGTCTTGAGACCCACATAAGAAGTACCACCATCGTCAGTCAAGAATGTGTAGAGGTCAGTCTCACCTGTAGCTGGCGCTAAGGGTGCTAAACCATTTTTCCATTCTATTGAGCTAGGCCATGTGATTGTGCGTGATGAAACACCAGTGTCAAACTGATACACACTCTTATCTACTGACCCACCGCCAGTACCCTGTGAGGTACTAGAAATGTAAAACTTAAAGTCGCTGTCACCAAAAGTAATGCCCTTAGCAGACCTACAAAACACCGAAAAATCTAAGCTAATGTTACTGTATGATGCGGTAGATACATCCCAAGGAGTGCTCAGTGTGTACTGATACGCTACATGAGTGCTGTCATTCAAAGAAACAAATGTTGTACCGTCTGACGAAAAAGAAATTCCAGTGGGTTGAGTAAACTGACTTGAGACAGAAAAAGATTTACTGTCGTAGTTAAATGTAGATAAATCCCAAGCAGTGCTTAAACTGTACTGATAGACCGTACTGTTACTTATGTCACACATATATATCTTTGTACCATCAGGCTTGAAAAACATAGAGGAGGGCGAAGTTGACTGACCAGCTACACTCACACTTACACTATCGTAACTAGCGGTAGCTACGCTCCAAGGGGTGCTTAGTGTGTATTGATAAATGGCGTTATTACCATCCATAAGAGCAAACATTTTAGTTCCATCAGATTTAAACGACACTTTTTTAGGGCTGGATGACTGTGAGGATAAACTAAAGTTCTGCACGAAAGACCCCGTAGAAACATCCCACGGGGTGCTTAGGTCATACTCGTTTACATCATCTCCTTGACCACCAGCAAAGTACATTTTAGTTCCATCAGGTTTAAAGGATACATCTTCTGGAACTGCTTCTTGTGCGCCAACAGACAAATACTTACTTGCGTAGGAAGACCCTTCAAGATAAGAGCTTGTTGAACTCCCAGTCACCTCTAGCTGAAACGCTTGCACATCCCCCGCATTGCTCAAGGTGTATGTCGTGTTAGCAGCTAGTGTATCAGCGAAGTAGTTGCCTGTAGCTAGGTCAATGTCACTAGAAGTGATGCTACCAAGTGTGACCTTAGTGTCCTTACCAACTTCCACCGCACCCGCTACTACAAAGTCTTTATCGTTAGCCATATCATTTAGCTCCATCTATAGCGAGTACACCTTGGTATGTACTACCACCGTCACGAGTATTGAATGTTACTACGTCTGTTTCACCGATAGCGGGTGACGTAGGTGCTGTACCACTAGGCCATTCTATTGCTGTGTCGTAGGTGATGGTGGCTTCTGAACCGACTGTGTACTGGAATACACTGTCATTAGTATTGCCGCTGACGTACATCTTAGTTGCACCACGACCAAAAAACAAACCAGCAACAAGAACTTCTTCGGAGACGACACTAAATGAGTTACCGCTGTATGTACCTGTAGTTACATCATTCGGAGTGGTCAGTGTATACTCATAAACACTGCTGTTTTCACGGCCAAGTACAAAGACTTTAGTTCCATCTTCATTGATTGCAATCCCATGTAAATTGGTATCTTGTGGATTTACATTAAGAGAGTCACCGTCATAGGACACGCTACTAATATCAAAAGGGGTAGTTAAAGTATAAGGCTCTACTCTATTTGAGCCTGTATCTGCAACAAGCAACTTTAAACCGTCTGAACTAAAACATAACGCTTGTGGAGATGCCGCCTCAGACACACTAGCAGAAACGCTGTCATATGAGGCTGTACTTAAGTCAAAAGGTGTCGTTAGGCTATATTGATAAACAACATCAGGGGTATTTGAGCAGACATACATCTTAGTCCCGTCATTGTTGAAGGTAAGATCATTAAGTCCTGTCCCCGTTTGACCACTTACATCAAGAGACACACTATCATAACTGGAGGTAGATACATCCCAAGCAGATGACAGTGAATACTGAAATACAGTATCTGGCGCAGACCCACCAGCGATAAACATTTTAGTGCCAGAGTTACTGAACGCCACACCATTAACTTGTACGTTTTCACTACTTACATTAAAACTTTTGCTGTCATACACAGCATTACTAATATCATATGCTACACTAGGGCCACCATCCAACAACAACGTAGCACCACTCACAGTACCACTAGCAGCAGGGTTGCTGAGGGTTACTTGTACGTCTGACGTTGGTGTTACCTCAAAGACTGAGCCAGTGGATAGGTCTAGTGCGTTGGTCGTGAGGACTGTGGAGTATTGGTATACGGTGTCAGAGGTTTGGCCCACGACAAACATTTTAGTCCCGTCGGGTTTGAAGAACAGTCCGTTGGGGCCAGTTTCTTGTGAAGCGACACTGAACGCTTGCACGAAAGATGCGGATGTTACATCCCAAGCTGTGCTTAGGTCGTACTCGTTTACGTCATCTCCAATGTAGCCAATAATGTACATCTTAGTTCCGTCAGGTTTGAAAGAGACTCCCGTTGGCTGTGTCTCTTGAGCGGAAACGTCAAAACTCTGGCTTGATCCTGACCTTGTAGAAACATCCCAAGCTGTACTTAGCTCAACTTCATATACGACACCGCCTATAACATCTGAGAAGTACATCTTTGTTCCGTCTGGTTTAAAGAATAAGCCTGTTATTTGCGAGGCTTCTATACCAGTGGCGCTATTGAAAGTTGAAGACCTTACATCCCAAGCAGTGCTTAAATCATACTCGTTTATGTCATCACCAGCGTAACCAGAAACATACATTTTCGTGCCATCAGGTTTAAAGAATAAACCAAATGGATTAGATTCCTGTGCAGAAATACTTTGATTTTGAAAGTAGGAAGCTGTTGATACATCCCAAGCAGTGCTTAAATCGTACTCATATACTCTATCACCAGTGCGCCCCAGAATATACATTTTATCTCCTTCGGGCTTGAAGAAAACACTGGTTGGAACAGTATCCTGCGCTGTCACACTAAAGCTCACACCGTCATATGACGCAGCACCAAGGCCCCACCCCACACCCCCAGACGTAACTGTACCCAAGCCCTCGTGATATACCGTGGGCTGGATACCGTTCTTTACTTTGAAGTCTTTATTGTTTGACATGGTTCACCTTTCCCCTTGTCGTTATTATC